GTCCCATCCTCATTGGTATTGGTTGTGTTTATATTCCCTAATCTGTTTTCTAAGTTTTGCATATGATGTATCATCTCATGGGCATACGAACGTAATATATCTTTCGGATGTCTATTTAAAGTATATAACGTAATACTTTTTTCTCCTGGATTATAATATGCTGTGAACCCAAGTAACTTATTTGCATTTTCCTCGTCGTTAGATATTGTCTTTAATTTAGGCAGTGGTGATATATTTAATCCGTTATCTTTCATGTATCTAGTTAAAGATACAATCCCTTTTTGGAGATCCCAAGCCTCTTCAGATAAAGGTGAATATTCCTCATTCAGCGTTTGAGACAACATGTTCCATATTTGTTCTTTCTCAGGTATATCAGGTATGTATTGGAAGAATGTTTCTTTGTCTCCAGACATTAACGACTTGCGTGTTTTAGTACCACTTACTCCTCCTGGTCTGGTTATGACTTTTACTTCTAAGTTAGGATATTTACTTATTGATTTTGTACGTGAGGTTATATCCTTTATATCTTCTTCATCACCTTCTCTAGCGCCTAAAACCCATAAAACTTTATCTTCAGGATGGTCCTTAGAATAGTCCAGTATCGCCTTTACTGGCGATGTTACCGGTTCTATCTTAACTTTAGACGGCAGGTGTTTAACATATATTTCCCATACCTTTAAAGATTGAAATTGAGTTATACCATCACGTACCCCAGACCCAACATATATTATGAGTTCGTCTATTTCTGGGTATTCTTCAAGTGTTTGCTTAACCACACCAAAATGTCCCTTTGTAGGTGGTTTAAATCCTCCACCGTACAAAGCAACTACTTTAGGTTTTTCTTGCTCGAATAACCCTTTAACTAATTCCCTTACAAGTTGGTTCATTACTTAAGTTTACTGATGAGATCTTTAGCTTTAGATTTTTTGTCGTCTATGTCTTTCTTAGTCTTCCTAAATTCTTCCATAGATGACTTAAGTTCATCTAACTTAGTCTCATACTCTTTTATAGCCTCAGTGGCATGGCGGGATGCGTCTGATTTTTGTGTGTATACACCTAATGTATTTTCTGGTAATATTTCTTCGAATACTGTAGATTCCTTCATAATGTCTTCTTTCTTAGCACCCTTGGATGGTTTCATTACAACGAAGAATTTACCAACCTCGTCGATTGGTTCGTGTTTTTCTTCTTGCATTACAGTATCTAGTTCTTCCTTGATTAGTTTTCTTAATTCGTTCAGTTTCATGATTGTGTGAATTGTTTTATTTTAGATTTTGCTTATGTCGAGTTTTAGATATTTTTATTTTGTTATTCTTTATAAAACCAGATATTAGTTCTTGGATTAAATTTTTGTATTTTCCTTCTAACATAGCTACAGTATCTAAAGCCATTTGTTTGTTGTCTCCTTTAGGAGTGTTAACCTCTCCAGATTTAATAGAAACCATTGATTTAAATATACCTTTTATTCTATTTTTAGATCTAGGATTTTTTAGTTTTTTTAAATCAGAAACTAAATCCTTAAATGATTGATCAATATTATAAGCCGCAAGTAATTTTTTCACATCACCCCAACTACTAGATTTCCAAACGTCTGTTCTTTCAAGTTGTTTATAATCTTTTCCTAAAGTAACTATTCTTAAAGTTAAACCAGCCGACGATAAATTGAATTCATATTCCTGATTTGGTTCTAAAGTAGGTATATCTTTTATACCCATTTTAGCAATTACTTTATTTGGGTCTTCTTCTAAAGTAACTACTTTAACTAATCCTAAAATTAATCCTTGAATTTCCGCAGGGTAGTCTAAAAAAGTTTTTTTAAAATTACCTTCTTCTTCTGATAAAGCAATAATATTATCAATTTGTACAAATTCACCTGGCATTCCACTTATTGGGTATAATACTGTAATAATTTCACCAGTATTCATAGTTTTTTTACCCGCATACTTTTCACTTTTAAAAGGAACTATTACATTGTCGGGGAGTGATTCTAAATATTTAGAAAGCTGTTTTTTAAATTCTTTTTTATCTTCTCCTTCAAAAGAAGTAATTAAATCTATATCACCAAAATCTTGTTTTTCAGAAGTATTATATGAACCAGATACTTTAGCTGACCTAAAACCAGGTACTTTACTTAAAACTTTATTAATATATTCTTTAACTGTTTTTTCAACAGCTGATCTTGGTATTCTATTTCCTCCTGCTGATCCTGACATTATGTTGTTTTATATTTTGTTAAGTTAGAAGCATCCGGAAGAAATTTACCTTTAAGTCCTAAACGGTCTTGATTAGTAATCCAATAATTTTGAATATCAAATGGAATATCCGCCCTTGTTGAATCTAATATTTTTAAATACACATCTAATATTTGGTCTATTTTTTCTTTAGATAAATTTTTTTTTAAAAAATCCATTAATTCAAAATAATCATTTAATATATCTTGGGATAAATCAATACCATATCCTTTATTTAGTACATTTAATGCTTCTTTAGGAGTAGTGGCAACTACTTTTCCTGTTATTTTATCTTTAACACCTGTACCATGATTAAAAGTTAAACCTAATACTTGAAACATAGATAACATTAATTGTGTTCTATGTAATCCTTTAACATTATCTTTATACGTGTTTGAATAATAACTAAAATTTAACCAATCTAAATTACCTACATTAATATCTATTTGAACTGATTTGTCTTCTAATGCTTCTCCATTTTCATTATACTGAGGTGATGTACAAAATATAGACCCACCACCGGCTGCTTTTAAATCTGTGTCTATAAATTGAGATTTTTCTTCAATATTAATAGCAATTAATTCTAACATAGTTCTTAATTTACTTTGAGCCTCAGTCGCTGTTTTAGAACGTTTTCTAATTTTTTCAAACAAGGCGTTAAATTCATTAGGATCTATATTCCAATCTGATAGCAATGGTTGGCCATCTTTAGTTAAAAAGTTATCAACACTCATTCCTAAATCAATATCACCAGATTCGTCTTTTTTACCAACAGAACCTAATGTATTAAATTTAAAATTAATTTTTGGGTATATTTTTTTTAACTCTGATGTGAACTTAGATAAGGTTGGTTGGATATATTCTTTTTTAATACTAGATGTAGTACCAAATACATTGCCTCCTTCCGCTGTTATGGTTCTTAAAAGTTCAATTAAAGAAATCATTTTAATGTTTTGATATAAATATTAGCAATTACATTCCTATTTGAATTTCGGTTGGAAAATCATTGGATGTTGGTTTTGGATTTGGATGTTCCAGTTTATATAACTCATGTATATATCCAAATAATTTAAAATTTTCTTCAATTGTACGGGTTGGTTCATATATTTCCCATCCCTTACCTTGCATTTTTTCTCCTTTTTTATCGGCTTTATGTTTTGGTGATTTTAACCAAATAATACCCACACGTTCAATTTTTTCTTCATACAATTCATTCCATGCTTGGGCGTACGCGGACAATTGCAAATCGTGGCTTGTATGTAAAGAATTTGATGTTTTAATATCTAATAACCATTTTTCACCATTGATTTCTACTACTAAATCACAGGTACCCGCGAATAAATATTCATCTGAAAATAAGTGGGCTTCACTCTCTACTAATGTGGGTTTGTATGTGCTCCAAAATTCATGAAATTTTAAAATCATTTGCCAAACAAATATTGAATACAGCGAAAATCCTTTATCGTCTATTAATACTATTTTTTCGCCTAAAAGATATCTTTCAATAGCATCGTGTACTTGTGTACCTTCATCCGCAGCTTTCCTCATTATGATATCTGAATTGTGGCCTACGTCTTTTAACCATGTCTCAAAAAATTTATTTTTTGGCATGTATTGTAAAATACTAGTAACTGATGGGTAGTATTTATTATGTCTTGTGTAATACCTGTTATCCATTATTGTTACTCTTTTAGAAGTATCATCAATTTCTAATAACCGTTTAACGTGTTTTTTATTAACGTTTATATTTTTGTCTATCATAGCATTAATTTTTTGTACAACAAGTCAGAGAACGTCAATGGTTCAGTGTCTTGTATGATGTGAGTAAAATGTTTAAATCCCATATCGGATGGGTCCTTGTCTTGTATATCCACTAGATATACTTCCTTACCTTCACCCATGAGTTGTTGACAAAACTCTAACGCTTTCTTCTGTGCGTCCTTATCTAAGGCTATATATATCTTCTTAACAGAAGACATTACTATACGTTTCATGAGACATGACTGAATGTTTTTGCCTAATAATGGTATTACATTACGTTTTATGGCTATAGCATCAAATGGTCCTTCACATAAAACCAGTGGTAAGTCCCAATTCACAAAAAACTCAAATGGTATGATGTTGCGTGTTGTGTTTGGATTCTTATATTTTATCGGATTGTCTTTCTCAAAACTACGCGCCGTAAAATAGTTTAATATACCATTCTCATCATATGAGGGTACTATTATTCGGTTAACGTATGCTCCAGATTCACAGTATCCTAGATTGTATTTAATTATGTCGTCTTCAGTTATACCACGTTTCTTAAGATATGAGGCAGCGTGCCTCGCCATAATAGTTGAGGGTGGATTAGCTAACGATATAAATTCTTTAGGTAAATGTACTTTATCTGATGTAATGGTTATGTCATCCTTAACATCTGTTTGGATGTATGACTTTAACTCCATTATTTTTTCCCTGGGTGTGTCTAGTGTCTTAAATAATTGTACTAATTTTTTACCACGTTTATCACAAGCCCAACAATGCCATGGGTTATCACCTTTACTATTTTCTGTGAAATTTATTTCCAGTTTAGGTTTATGGTGTTTACAAAACGGGCAGTGGTATGCATAATTACCATTAGATGTAGATTTACTACTTCCTAATACTGAATTTACTATCGCAATTAGTGCTTGATTTACCATATATAACCTATAATATACTATATTAAGTTTGGGGAGCCAAATCTTTCGGGAAAAATTTCCCTAATATATTGCTATTTACCCACACTATATCATTGGTCAATACATCATAATCAAATAAGTATTTAGTTTCATAGTATGTTAGTTCCTTAGACGAATGGCATAAGCGTAACACAACACGTGTTAGTTTATCAAGGGATATTGACTTAGCCCACTGTTTAACCTCGTCTGCTGAACCGTAATATGTCTTCCAGTCGGATTCTTTAATTACTTTTTTCTTGGATGGAGTACGACCACGTTGAGTGGGTAACGCCGCTAATTCTTTCTTACCTAGTTTCTTGTTTGTAGTGTGTTTGAATATTTTCTTACCAATATATTTACGTCCATTCTCTAGATTGATTGTCATATAAACATAACCATAGTAGTCATCTATATTAAATGTTGGATCGTTGATTAAATCATCAATGAATAGTGATTTTGCAATTTGTAACATAATTTACATATAAATAGTACCCTTAACACCAGGTGCCATTTGTTTAATTTGTTCTTTTGTATGTGATTTGGAGAGTGGAGTACCTCGTAAATTAAGAAGACCTCCAACACTTAAATCAGATGGTAGTGATGCGACTGAGGTGTGCCCTAAATCAAGATAACCTTTAACCGTTAAACCAGGAGGTAATGATTTGATTGAGGTACCATATAACTCAAGAGAATCTCCAATATTTAAATCAGGTGGTAAGGATGTAATTGGAGTATCACGTAACCTAAGATCACCCTTACTCCCATCTTTTATGTATTGTTGGACTTGTTTTTGGAGGGCGATGTTGTAATTCTTAGAACGTTCCTCCCTAGAACGGCGTGGGACTAGTATCTTATTCTCTAATATGTCGAGTAGTTTAATCATATTACATATCTATGTTTATCAATATGGTTGTATCTATTGTAGCGCTAGTTTGTAATGGTTGGGATAATTTTCCTACAGCCAATAAATTCTGCATCTCATCATATAAACCAACGGTTGTAACATATGGTGACCACTGTGA